GTTCTTGCGGGCCTGTTGCGCTAAGGTCTGTATCAGTAAATCGCAGGACATTGAGAGCAGTGCCAGCGGTATTGTTTGCCGCAAGATCAAGTTGGGTTGCTGGAGTGCCACCAATCCCTACGTTGCCCGCGCTATCAACCCGCATACGCTCAACGCCAGCCGTAGCCACAGCCACAGTATCCGCAGCGGGGAAGAATAGGCCCGAATTGAGGTCGCCAGTGTGGGTAATAGATGGTGCGGCGGCTGTGCCATCTGCGAAGGATGCTTGGCCTGTAAATGCGGGGTCAGCAGACGGAGCGGCACCAAGATTTGTGCGGGCGGTTGCTGCGTTAGATGCGCCCGTGCCACCCAGAGAAACTGGGATCGGCAAGGTAGTGGGAAGGCCCGCGCGCGTAGCCGCGATCATCTGGTTCAGACTGATCTTGACCGAGGCTCCAGCCTGCACACCCTCGAAAAGCTCTGCCCCAGACAATCCAATGACGGCGGGCAAATTTGGGATTTGTATAGAACTCATTGGATTGGTCCTGTCTCTGGAACTGTTGTGTTGTTATACGGCAAATCAGCTTCAGTTGCCAGCGGCGCGGTTTGGGCTGCGGGATCGGTGCCAGGCTGTTCGTTCAAGCTGCCATCTGCAAAACCAGTTTGCTGCGTGACGCGGTTGTTGTCGTTTTCGGTGATACGGAAATCACCGCCAGGCACGGTGATGCCCGTCTTGGCGTTGACCGTGCTGCCCTGCGTCATGCGATAGTCCGTCTCCGCCTGAATGAAGTATTCGGGGCGGGCGTTCATAATCACGGGAGGATCGGCTGGCAGAACGATGGAGCGAAGCTGTTGCTGCGGCGTGTCCGTGCAGGGGTCGCACACCAGAATGCGCTTGTTGATCAGCGCAGCGCCAGCCCAGTCAAACTGCCACGACAGGTCCACATGGTTATACCGCCCCCCACACCGATCACATATGGCGTGGGCTTGCGGGTTCTTTGTGCTTGTCCTTGCCTTACCAGAGCGCGATGCGTAGCTCATCGGAAGTAGCCCCCGATCATTGGGCTGATGTAGGTGTTGACGGCTTCCACGTCTTGATCTGCGGCAATCTGGTAGCTCTCGTCGGCCTGCGCCTTTAGCGCCACGGCCATCTGGGGCTGCCAGATGCGGGCCAGACGGTAGGCCAGACCATCCGCAAAGCATTCCAGCCAGCGGTAGGGAATTTCTACATTTTCGCCATTTTGCAGGTTGGCGTCTTGGACCTGCCGGACGCGGTAATACTTCAGGGTCGTGGCCGAGGAGCCGTCCGGCACGGGCCACAGCGTCAGAGTGGGCGAGATCAGGCGGTCGAACCAGTACGATGTAGGGAAGCCCTGTTGGGTCTTGTTGGGGTAGGAAGCGTATTCCGTGCGTGAAATCGGCATGATCACGCGGTCAGGGCCATTAACCGTGGTCGTGTAGGCATCCAGCACCATGATGGTGTTTCCATCAACGGCGTAGGTGGTCTGGCCCTGTATTAGCGGCTCCGTTACCAGTTCAACGGCCCAGAGGTTGACCCCTTGATTTGACCACCGCGACAGCATCATGTTCGTCGCCATGCGGGCGCTTTCCATATGCTCTTGCAGCACCGCAGCCGGACGGACCCCGATGTTCTGGTAGGCATACAGGACAATTTCGCCCAGCGCCGGATTGAACGCATATGTGCCGCTGGTGGTCATCTGATCAACACTTCCATGCTTTTAAGGACAGCGCCTTGCGTGTCGGCTTGCCCTTCTCGTCCTTCATCGGACCTTCCATGCCACCCATCCTAGCACAGAAAGACTTCTTACGGGCAGCGTCTTTTTCGGTCTTGGGTGACGGCGCAGGCGGTTTTAGGTTGTGACCCTCCGCCTTTGCCGATGCGCGGCCAACGGCATTGAGGCCGCCCTTTGGGTCCTGTCCGGCTTTACGCTGCCAAGCTGGGGTCTTCGCCATTCTTCACCGCCAATCCCATTGCTGCAAGAGCATCAAGGCCATTCATGCCTACAACCACATTAACACGATCTGGCTGTGCTTGGATAGGTTCAGATGTCGTGTAGCCCTCAAGCGGCCCAGAAGCCACCTGATAGTCGTTTGTGCCATCTGTCCAGATAGGCGCGGTGGCAGGATCAACGTTGGGATCGGTAAAGGTAGGCGGGCAAGCTATGGTTGTGGTTTCCATCAGTAAGCCCCTGTCTTTCCGTTGACCCAGCTTTCGGTAGATGTGATCTGCCCAGTGGTAAGGTTAGGCCCGAAGCGCACGATCAGGCTGTAGATGCGCCCGTTGTAGGGGTTTGATGTTCCACCACGGCGGCCAATGTAGAGCGGATAAGCAAGATAGTTCCCTGTGCCTTGATCGCCTGTGTTGTTTGCAACCTGCGTTCCATTTACCCGCAAAATACTTGTGTCGGTTGCTATATCCCCAACACCAGTCAAAACACTCGAAATTGGGGCAGCATAAACCCCTGCCCCCGAAATTCGGAAAATTGATCCTGCGGAAGCAAAAGACCAAGTCCTGCGGGACGCATCGCCTGTCAGAGTTGAAGCGCCCAAAGCAACGCTCCCATTGGACGAATCTGGAATTGTAGAAGTTTCGGCAATTGTTTGGAAAGCAGTATCACTCAGCTTCCGCACCCCAGCAAACATCTGAGCCTTGTCGATGGCTGGTGTGATCGTATTCGTGACCATGCCGTCATCCACGCCGTCGAAGGCAAGGTAGGATGCAGATGCAACGCCAGCCTGTGTGACTTCGTACTGCGACACGACCTTCTGGTAGGCTGTGGCGGTGGAGCCTACTTCGAGTTGTGCGCCCCAGATGTAGACGCCGGAGGTTCCATCACCGATAATAGTGGCAAACGTAGCTGCAAAGGATGGATAGACCCCGCCCGCACCAGACATTGCATTGAACGCCACAACACAGCGCCACCATCCGTTACCTACGTTAGTCGCGGAAGTTGTAACGGCATTGCCAATTCCGCTGATAACTCCTGATATTAAGTTGAAGGTCGCTGAAACGAAAGAAGAGTCCTTTCTACGGCACGAAAAAACTATAGTAGAATACTCTGCTGCCTTGGCATATAACGATAGCGTGTAAACAGTGTTATCTGTCAATACGGTATTAAAGTTTGTCGAAGACCCTATATAGTGTTCTGTAGCGGCGCTTACAGCGTCAACCAGCTTATCGGCGGTAGTTGTCCCATCTGGCGCTGTCGTGGTGTTTGCTGTTATAGTTGCACTATTCTTCTGCCAACCCGCATTATCAAACTGCTCAGTGAACGTCAGTAGGTTGCGTGTCCCCGTGATGGGGTTGATCCCGTAAATAGGACGCTGCGTGGAGGTGGCTTGTGTGGCGTGGTTGCCAGCGAGTTCGCGCATGGACGTTAAGGTAAAGGAAGCGGTGGCGGAGCTTGATGTTATTGTAAATAACCCTGAGCCAGCCAGTGCGTAAAAGGTTTTAGTTTCTCCCAGCAAAAGCACTGTGCCAGAACCTGCTTGAGAGCCAGAGCGCACGGTAATACCTACGCCAGCCGTACAAGAAACCGTAATCTTGTAGTAGCTAGACGTAAGCCCAGACCATTGCACAAAAGACTGATTGCTTGCATCGACTCGCGTTATTGAACCCGCGCCGTTTGAGGTGTTGTAAGTTGCCGCTGTCGCCGTGCCAATTAAGCCAACTACCCCCGCAGATTGCAACTCACTCCCAAGCACCAGCCCCTTGGACTTATCCAGCATCAAGCCAACAGTCTGATTTGGAGCAGTTACAGGCGTGGTCCCTGCGTTGTCCTGAAAGAGCGTGGTTATTTGCGAGGGATCGTACCAAGTGCCGGGTTCTGCCGCTGCAAAGAGGGAAGCGGGGGACGCAGAACCCCCACCACGAACAAGGTTCAGACCAATCCCTACAAACATCTCAGTACAGAGCCACGATGCTGGTGGCAGAGGTGCCAGTGGCGTAGATGCGCGTCACTTGGATGGGCAGGATCGTGCCACCCTGAACAGCGACAAACAGGACCGATGAGCCACCGTCAGCCATATCAACGGTGAGGTTACCAGCCGCGCCGATGTAAAGCGCACGGGTGGGCTGTCCGTAAATGGTGCTGTCGCTGGTGGTGACCGCAGAGGCGCGGTGAGCCGACACTGTGGCGTCAGCGGAAAGATATGCGGCGGTTGCCATTGGGCATCTCCTGATGAAGGGAAAGGGCCGCTAGGCCCCCTCGTTACTTTACTTTGGCAGCGGCTGCCGACATCAAAGGCATACCATGAACGCCCTGCCCACCAATGACATTCTTGCTGCCACTGGTGGTATGCGCGCTGGCATCTTCCGTTTTAGACGGTTTGCCCACTGAAACAGTGGTCTTGACCGTCATTGCGGGTTTTTTGTTACCTACACGCATCAGGGCAGATCGTGCGCTTGAATGTAGCGGACGGTGATGGTGCCAACGCCAACGCCAGTGTTTGCCGACTTGACCCAGATACGCCTGTCCGTGGTGCCGATGTCGTCCCATGCTGCTGCGCGGGTTGCGTCAGCGCCAGGGACCATAGACACCAAGCCAAGAATCTGGGCGGTCAGGGCGCAAAGCTCAGTGGCCGTTGCGGAGGTGCCAACGCTCAGGGTGTTGGTTGCGTCCCACGCCACAGTGTTCAGCATCTGGATGTTGATGACGTGGCTGTTGGCTGGCAGCACGATGCTGGTGCCGAGAGCGGTAGCGGTGCCAGCCTGAGTGATCGGGAACACTTGGATCATGACAACCGAGCCAACGTTCTTAACGTTTTGGCCGAGGGTGGTGCCGGAGGTGTCGAGGATGTTGCCCGCGCGGATCGGGCCAGTGAACGTAGTCTTACCCATTTTGGGTTCCTTTGCACGATGTGGCCGCACTGTCTGTGCAAGGTCCGCTGGGAACGGTCAGGGCGGCGATAAGACCCAGAAGGAAAGAAGGGGGCCAAAGCCCCCCTCCAATTTATTTTTACGAGGGGGTTGAACCCCACACAGAGCGCCAGTTATAGTAGGCGAAAGAGTAGCGTTCGTACCCTTTAACCAACAAGTTATCTGTGACAAAATCCACTTGCATATCTGTTTCAAACTTGACACGCTCCATGTAGGAGAGGCCGTCAATGTTTGTCAACAGGAACCAAGCCGAGGCCGAAGTGAAGAAGTCGTTAACCATGTAGCCCTCTGGCAGACCGCCAGCGGTGGACATGATCGCGTTCACATCGTTGTCAGCCGTGCCGGGCCGCAGTTCCGTCTTCGTCAGGCGGATGGCTACGGGTTCCAGTTGCGGCGGAACGATCAGCTTGCGGCCACGAGCGAAGACCTTCAGGCCAGCCTGATCTTTGAAGGCGGTACGAATACCGATCATACCGTTCAGCAGGGTTGCTTCGTTCAGTTCCACTTGGGTTGTGGGGGTGTTTGCAACCGTGCCACCGTCGATGGGGTGTGCGGTCGAAAGCAGAGCCACACCGTCACCACCGATGGACGCGTTGTAGGTCGTCGCGGTGTTGAAGATGTTTGCCGCGTAGATTTCCTTGGTCTGCTGGAAGCTTTCGATCAGGCCGAGGTTCGACGGCTGGAACTGTGTTTTGTACAGGTTGTCGTCGATGGCCCT